GTTGACGAAAGCGTTCAAGTTCGCCCTGGGCCTCGCGCGGGCTAAACCCCACCATACCCCTCAATGTGGGCGCGGCCGGGGCGATTCAGTGAGGGAATGTTAGATGTGCACCTACTCGGCTCGGGGGAATGTTAGCAAACTGAGCCTGCGGGAATGTTAGCAATAGTAGGATAGGGATGGAACACGCATACGAACCTGTCACAGACCTGGAATCCCACAAAAAGCGGCACGAGTATCTACACAGGAGGCTGGATGAACTTCTGGCCGACTGGATCGACCACACCGGGGGGCTTCCTTCGGAGTGCAGCCTGGACGCATTTCTGAAGTGGGCCTACGAGCAGACGGAGAACCCGACAGGACCGCACGAATGACAGGCGGGCCTGGCTTTGTATTTTCGAGGGAGGAAGCGGAGGGGGCCATGCCCAACGGGACGCTGGTAGAGAAGCAAAATACTGAAGCGGGAGACGGTCACCCGGATGGAGAGCGAGGAGAGATCGTAGGAAGTATGGGACCGCTGGATGATCCGGTCCTGGGGTGTCGGTACGGGTATTTCGTGATGTGGGATGGAACGCCAGGGATTCCGGTGTTTGTGATGGAAACCAAGGTCAAGAAGTACGAAACCAAGCTCAAATGAGAATCAACATCACTCTGCTCCTTTGGTTCCTTCTGCTGGTTCTGTCGAGTGCCGGGATTTGGTGTCCTGCACCCGATATTAAAACACCTGAATCGGATATTAAAATGCGGATTGGAGATATTTGAATGTACCTTGTGGTCGTGTATGAGGATGGGAAGTGCAAGAAGATTCGCTTGCCGATGCCAGTGGTAGTGACGGAGGGGAAGAACCTGGACAAGATCAAATGTGCCAACGGGACCGAATATTTCTTCACCAAGGAGGGGTACTATGACGGGTGGGGTCGCTCAATGACGGGTGATCCGGACAAGCTCGAAGTAATTGACCCGTAAGGAGGACGATATGGAATTGAAAGATCGACTGACTCTCTTGGTGGACAAGGATGGCGACGACTGTATCCCTCAGTTGATGCTGGAACAGATACTCCAGCTCGAGCGGCTGAATGAGAACCTGGAGCGGGGGATAGTGACTTACCAGGGGGGGGATGCTGAAGACGTGGAGGAGGAAGCCCCCCGGGATTTCGAGTGAATATCACATAATTGTTATATCCCCGGTGAATCCTGGCAAATATGGGTAAAAACGGGAATTTGTGCGGGGAAAGCTGGCAAATATGGGTGAAACCTGGTGAAAATCGCTTACCTGGAAGACCTGGAGGACGCGGCTGCTAAGGGTTGTCAAACCCCTGGCTGTGACCACAAGCACGCTGGCCCTCTGTACCTCCATGCCTTCTGCCACGAATACACTGGCATGTCCGTCAGTTTTGAGTTCGGGAACAACTATCTCACTGTCGCTTGCTCCAGGTGCGAGAAGGAAGTGATCCGGATCCAGATTGAGTCGAAGGGGAGAGGGGAATGTTAGATCCATTCTCCAACGGGGAATGTTAGACCGCTTAGCTGAGAGGATAGGGAATGAAAATCACGAAAAGGCTGCTCAGACTACAGAAAAGGACCAAATGGAGTTGGGAGAGGATGTGTCGGGAAATGCACCGCATCAACGGTGAGGAAGGCCCATCCCACACGACTCTCTTCCGGTATGCCAACAAAAGAGTCGCTCGGCCGAACAAACTCACTCTGCGCTGGATTGAGAGCGCGATCGACGGGATTGAGGCTGAGTTGGTGAAGAAGGAGGTCGGATGAATTTAGCCAAAGACCTGACAACCGAAGAGTGCTACAAGCCTGCCCTGGAGATAACCGATCCCGACAAGGCCAAGGAATATCTGGAAGCTCTCATCGAAAGAAGCATGGAGCATTTCGACAACAGCCGAGAGGAAGCGGAGCGCATCGAGAAAGGGAACCTGGGGTACTACAGTGGCTACTACGGAACGGAAGCCATGATCCGGGTCCACAAACTGTTCGACTGCGAGCATCCCGTATTCGGTAAAGTGGAATCGGCTGACGACTTACCATCCGCTGAAGAGATCTTTGAAATGGGTAGGAAGTGGGCCGAGGAGTCTGGGATAGGCTCGTCATGACGTATAATTCAGTACAGACGCCTGTACCATGAACCTGAAAGACCTCCTTCCAAGCGACGACCTGGATGAGATGTTCGCGCTCCTGGATGCAAAGGACCATTGGCTCCTTCTGATCGTTGATTTCCTACCTGTCACAGCGATCATAGGAGCATTATCCAAAATGATGCTTCACCCGCCCAAGTCCTACCGTGTGAAAGGCCTGCCTCCGGTAATTGCCCTTCCGAAAAGAGACATATCCACGAAGGCTCTGGCCGGGATCATGAGTACGGCCGGGGGGGGTCCGATTCCGGAAGAACTCCTCCAGCGAATGATAGGGGACCGGAGCGTGATCCTGTGCGCGGAGCCCAAGTCGCTTCAGTTGGGAATTGAATCCATGGAAAGGTTCATGAAGCTGCACCGGGAGTGGAAGACGGAGAGGTACGGAATCCAGCTGTTCTTCATCACCAACCGGCTCTACAAGGAAGATTACGAATCGGCCATGGATTTCTTGGCCTGGCTGCTGGCCGGCGTGGTCTGCTACACGGCCAACGACAAATATAAAACAGATGTGGAGATCGTGACGAACATTGCCGAACAGGTCTGGCACGGAGCCACTGGAGGAGGTAAAGAGAAGGCAGATAAGACCGCCAAGGCGATCAAAGATCAGAGTCCCCACATGGAAGAATCCCTGAAGGTCCTGGATGGCGTGGCGCAGGACCTGGAGGCCAAGGATCGGGCCATCTGCGTCTTGCACCAATGGATGAGGGCCGACGTGCTTCCCTCAGAGTGTGCACAGTGGGCTGCATCGAACATGGGGTTGTGCCTGACGCTGCTTGGAGGGGATCTCAATGGACAGATCGCGGAGGTCTCCGAAAAGATCCTGGTCCGGATCCGGGACAGAACTTTTGCGACGAACCTCTGGGTGAAGCAGCGGACCTCAGTTCCCCTTGAGAAATTGGGTGGACCCCTTGACGAGCGTCAGAAAATAGAACCAGACAAAGATTAACCACCAAAAAGGAGGTAAATCATGGAAGGACTTTTGAAATGGATTGCAGCTAGGCTGAAGGAGCCGAGCAGCTACCAAGGCATTGCGACTATCCTCACGGCCGCAGGGATCTTTCTATCCCCTGAGCTGTGGCTTGGGATCGGTACAGCGGGTGCTGCCATTGTCGGCCTCATTCAGCTGATCAAGAAGGAACTGCAACCGCCGCCACCGCCCATGCGTCCAGGAGGCCCAGGAGGGACCGTATGAGAAAGCTATTACTTCTGCTTTTCTTTGTAAGCTGTCCAGCGTTTGGGCAAGGGCAACAGATTCAATTTCCAGCTCCGCTCTTTTGGGACGCGAACACAGATGGGGTGACAGTAGAGTATGGGGCGTACAGTTCCTCGACCTCATGCACGGACCCGAATCCGAGTCCAGCAAACTGCGTGGCCTTCACCAAGGTAGCGACGGTTTCTCATACTCCGCTGACTATCTGCACTCCCGACTGCATCACCTGGACCGATCCCGGTCCGGTCGTGTTCGACCAAAGCACGTTCTATCGTGTAACGGCTTTGAACAGCAGCGGGAATGAAAGCGCGTTCTCGGATGAACTGGAGCTCATCTGGCTGGAACCGACACCTGATGTTCCGGGTAAACCTAGAACAACCACCACGCTCACTTTCATCATTCGAGAGAACGGGCCACAGGTGGATGAGGTCGTTGGGCAATTCGTCAGAGGTTTGAGAACATCGCCCTAGCTGTCAATTATAATTGACAACTTGAAGTCGGTTTATTGTCAACTTCGAGTCGGTTGATTGACAACTATTTTCATGGGGGGTCCTGGGGACCCCCTCTTAAATTCTTTTAACGACATACACACACGCCTGTGGTAGTATCCCCGGTGGGAGTCACTCACGGTTATTGTTCACGCAGACCGTGTCCGGGACTTCACAGGTAGGGGAGTCGTCGGGGGTGAGAGTTCGGCGGCTCCCCGTTATATCGCCAAAATCGTTCAAAGGAGTGGATATGGGATTGAGCGAATCAGACCTTACGGCAGCAAAAGAATCAGGGTCGATCGAACTCGTCACGAAGCACTTGTTCCAAGTTGCGGAGGAGTTGGAAAAACAGACCGAGGCTTTTACGAAAAGGATGGGGCCGATCCTCAGAGAGCGTAATCCTGAAATTGAAGAGGACAGGGCAAAGATGGTCCCCGCCAACATTCATATCTCACCCGTCACTGGCAAGTGCGCCCTGGCCGTTGAGTTGGTGACGGTCTTTCAGAAACTGCGACTGGTCGAAATACAGAACGAAGCGATTTTGAGAAACCTGGACCTCTAATGGGCCGCTATGCTTCCAACACCAAAGTCTCATCCGAGAAGTCCCGAAACGAAATTGAACGGACTCTTCAGCGATATGGGGCTAGTGGGTTCGGGTTCTGGATCGAGGACAACAAGGCTCTTGTCCAATTCCAGATCGAGAACCTCAAAATCGCCTTTAACCTTCCCATGCCTGATCGCAAGAGCGAGGAATTTACCATGAGCAGCCATGAAAACGACTGGCAGCGTAAGCCCCTGGCAGCGGAGACCGCTCATAAGCGTTGGGAGCAAGCCTGTCGGCAGCGGTGGAGAGCCCTGGCCCTCGTCATAAAGGCGAAGCTGGAGGCTATAGATTCCGGGATCAGCACCTTTCAAGAGGAGTTCATGGCCCACATCATGCTACCCGATGGGGTGACCGTGGGCGAAAAGCTGGTCCCGGGACTGACCGAACTGATGGAAACGGGCAAAATGACCAATAAACTACTCACCGGAAAATAGTATGATGAACGTGGCCGCTTCATTTCGTTTGGACCTTCTCTCCTCCAGTCAGAAAGCCCAACGAGTGTTTACATCGACACACCCCGAAGCGGCCACTTAACCCCCAAAAAGGAGAACCAAATGACACCGACAGCAACCCTTGAGAAACCGAAACACACACTGGCTTTCATGGACATTAAAGAAGGGGACGTGAAGCTCCAGTGGGACCCAGACGACAAAGACGAGATCGCAGCAGCGCAGCTCACCTTCGACAAGCTGAAGAAGAAAGGCTACGCCTTCTTCAAGATGAACTTTGGAGGGAAGAAGGGCGAGAAGATATCCTCATTCGACCCGCAGATTGAGAGCATCCTGGGAATCCCTCAAACCGTTGGAGGGTAGCCTTGGGCTTCTGGCAGAACTTACTCGGCTCAATGGGCGCAGGAGCCCTGTTTGGAGGGAAACGAGTGGCAGGTGATCATCCAGTTACTCCCGTAGGCGCAGCTGCTGGCGGGAATCTCAACCTCGCACAGTACACAACAGCGACCACCAACAATCCCGGTACAGCGAACATTTCCTGGGATACTGGCGGGGCTCTGTCTGTGATGACCAACAACAACTTCTACATTGAGCCGGGAGCGAATGTGACCATCCAGCCAGGGGCCTTGGGTGGATCTGCCACGATCAGGACCCACTATGACAACAACACAATGGACCGCCTGATCTACTTCGGCAACGGAACGAGGGGAGCTGGCACGGCGGATACCATCTTTACCAACGGGACAACGACCACAGCAGCTATACAGGACCTCCGTATCCATGAGCACGAATGGCGGATGCAGGAGACCGCGAGACACGCGCAGCGGTATATCCAGGGCAGGATCAATGACCATCTGAATCAGCACATCGACAACCAACTTGGAGCGCAGCTTCAGGGACAGCCTCAACAGAGATTCAACACGGACAACTATGAGGCCGCTCTGAATGCTCATGCTCTCCGTCAGCAAGCCGATATCTACCGTCCCTTCGGAGGCGGTTTGGTCGGTCGGCATCCCGCACCGCCCACTCTGGACACTCCCCGCGCTATTGCCGAGGTCCGCGGAAATAAACTCCTGAAGAATATCCTGGGCGATATCCTTCACCGGCACTACGAAAAGCACGGATATGTGGACTTGCCGAGCATCCAAAAGCCAGGGGTAGGCTTTAGGCTCAGAGCGCACCGAAGAATTGGACTTCTGAAACAGGACCGCCAGGGTAAATGGATCGAGCAGAAGGAGAGCCTCTGTATTCATGCTGCTGGCGGTTATTGGGTCGAGGGAGATCAGGTCGGTATCCACTACATGCTCTGTCAGTGTGACGAAACGAAACTCTGGAAACAGGCAATCGTTCATCGGGTAGCAGCATGACCAAAGACTCAGTCCACATGATCAAACCAGGGCGTACGATGGTGCGCCGAAACTACTTCATAGAGCTTCGACAGTTGCCCCTACTCGAGAAGGAAGCGAAAAAGAAAAACGTCAGCCAGGGCGAGATTGTCAGGAGGGCGATTGACGCTTACCTTGTCGGGTCTTAGTTACGCCATCGTCCACGAACTCGATGCTGCAACCGGGCGGGAACTCACAGGGATCAAGTGTCTCGTCTGCGAACGAACCAGCTGGTATGACGCAGACGTACAGAATCTGTACTGCGCCAACTGCAATATCTTTCACCGGGACCATGTACCCTTCGGGCTGAGGGCTCCTTTCATCTACAAGAAGCCGGGGCTACTGGAAAGACTATGGCGGGTAACAGATCCCTTGAGACAGAGAGTGGTGCGGTGGTGCATGAAATCCAAAGTATGAAAAAACGACGGTACGTTAAAACCGCCAAGAAGGTATCCAACGTCAGCCAGGGCGAACGACATTTGGCTGTCAGCATAATGCTGCAAGCCATCAAGGATGCCAAAGAGGATCCCACTCACCACAAGTGCAAGAACAAGCAAACCGAATCAGAAATCTACAGGAACGATGCTCGGCATTGGTTGATGGACGACAAAGAGTGGGGCTTCATCTTTTGGTCGTCGATCCTGGGTCTGAATCCCTACGCTATGCGAGAGCGGATCATGAAGCAACTGAATGGTGATATCGAATCACCAAAACTGCCTCACAGAGCGACAGCAGCTTTTCGATGAAATGCCCCTTGCCTGCAAATACTGTATCGCCCTGAAGGGCCTTACAGCTGAAGACATTAAGAATCTCCCCAAGACTGAAAACGATCTCTACGATCACATCGAAAACGATCATCATATCCCCGTCCAGAGGGAAGGTGAATCGGATCAGGAAGCCTATGACCGCTTTCGGAAGTCTCATCCGGAAGCGGGATCGAAAAAGTGTAAGTGTCCCACCTGTACGGGCGGTGACGCGATTCTCGATAAAATCGGTTACTTCCTCAGAAGCGCAAAAGCCCATGACGGTGAGGCTCCAGATGATAGAGCGTGAAGTACCTCCTGTTACGGCATGGTCTATCGTTGATCCTGTCGGCCGCATTTGCTACCGTTATATCGGTCCTCACAGACACCTAGTTCTCCAAGAATTTAGAGCAACCAACAAAAGCCTGGACAATCTTAAAGACTACAAAGCCGTTGAGGTTCTGATATGTCTGAAAGAAAGCACATTGCCAAGCGATTCGTGATCCACTACTTCTCAGCTTTCGGAGTGTGGATGATGGTTTGGCGGTTCCTGGGCGAGCCGCTGTCCCATGCGGATCCGGGCATCCTGGGTCAAGTCATGGCTACAGCTTTCATGATGGCTGTGATTGCCGGCCGGGAGATCTTTGATGCCAATAAGCTGGCTAAGATTAGAGGACTGATCTTAAAGGACCTCATCGACGATAGTGAAAGCACACAGGAGTTAGAGCAACGTGCGATCATCTCCTTGCAGGACCCGCGTTTCACCCTGAAGAAGTCCCTCTGGGACCTGGGTGGTTGGGGAGCGGGTATTGCGACGATGATCATTCTGCTTTGATAAAAACCGACTACGAGTTCCATTTCGATGGCTGTAGTAAGTGGTTTGATGGGAACTGGCGCCCATGCTGTTACGCGCACGACCTGGCCTACTGGATGGGCGGGACCTACTGGCAGCGCGTGAAGGCTGACGCTAAACTTGGTTGGTGAGTGTTCCTCACGCAGAGGGTCCCTCTGCTTAAACCCCGTGACCTCGGTAATTGGCGAAACTACCCGAAGGCCGTTCCTCGACTGGTGATGGCCCCGCTTATGTTCCTGGGTGTGCAGATCGGCGGCATGGGTATTATCCCGGCTCCGTTTCGATGGGGCTTTGGATGGAAGTGGCCCAGGACTGGCCCATAAAGGAAAAGAGGCGGTAGCCAGGACCAACCAACTACCGCCTCTAGGATAGAAAAACTCAAACGAACGCCCAGAGTGTAGCATAAACCCTCTGACACCTTGACAGCTTTGCCATACTGAAGATGGTGACCCACACCATGGCGAACTTTTCTCCCGCCATCGAAAGGAGCGGCTTCGGCTGCTCCTTTTCTTTTTGGTGTTGACAAGCTACGGATACTGGACATAGGAGGAAGTCACCATGGCTGAGACAGCAAAAAGGAAACCGCTCCCAAAAGGAGTGACCGAAGCTCAACGAGTCGCCGATATCCAGGCCGGTCGAAGTGAACGTGCCGGTCACGCAATGGTCAAGAGGAGCCCCCCACCCAAGCGAAGCGTTTCCGACATTGTCTTCGGCGCAGGCAGAGGCATTGGTCAGGCACTTCGAGGAGCCGTGTTTCCCAAATCCGAAACAGAAAGGCAGAAGAAGCTCAAGGAAGCTAGAGAGGCAGCGAGAGGTGGAGCAGCCAGGGGAGCCACTGAATCGCTTCCTGTTGGCAGGGCCATGAAGAAGCGTAAATCCACCCGCAAGTCCAATCGAAACTCAGGGAGGAGGTAATCATGGCTGGTAATGCAATCAAGGCGTTTAGAGCGAAAGGGCAAGCAAAGAAGGCCGCAAAGCGAAGGGCCAAGACTGATCTCCCGCACGGCAGTTACCGAAAAATAGAAATGCACCGGGGGAAAGAGATCATTCCAAAGAAGTCAAATCCGACTAGGGAAGCCTTTCTTGCTGAACATCAGGGAGCTGGCAGTTTGGCTGGATTCTATATGGCGAAGAAGTCCAAGCGAGAGCACAAAAAGTTCAGTCCTATCGGCTTAGGACGGACCAAGGAGGGCAGAACCCCCAGGAGTCCCAAAGTTCCCTTTGAGCGGGGTCGCATTGGTCTTAAGCCCATACGAAAGAAAACCCGCAAGTCCAGTCGTGACTCAGCCCGCAAGTCAGGGAGGTAGCCAATGACTCATGTACCGCGTGATCCAGGACCAGCAAATAATCCAAAGCATGAAATGTCGGGACCGCTTCGAATGGGACCTAAAAAGTTAGCCAAACGAATCTTTGGACCAAGGAAAGATCGACAAGCAAAACGTGAGGCGAAACTCATGCCCAAGCGAGGATCGGGACGGAAGCCTATTCGCAAGCCAGGGAGATAGCCAATGGCCGAGAAGCTCAGAATCATGCCCAAGAGGAGAAGGAAGGGCCTGAAGCGTACCCCAACCAAGATCATGGCGAGTTCGGCCTCCCCGATCCCAGGTAAGGGCCTGTTCACCAGGGACACCCGCCTTGTCAGCGTCACCGGAGGCAGGGGCAAAGTGGCCGTCAAAAAACGGTTCGAGGCACAAAAGGCCGGTGCACCAGGGCCAGTTCTTTCCGGTGAGCAAAAGGGTGTGATTAAACGAATGGACGCTCAAATTGCGCGGGATCAGCGCGTTCAATCGCTCAAGAAGCGAGCCGGTACTACAGTCTATGGCCGCGCTGCGAAGAAACAAAGAGAAGAACATAAGAGAGCGAAATCCCGCAAGTCCAGTCGCAAGTCAGGGAGACATTGAATGGCCGAAGAAACCCACAGCACCACAGCACAAGAAGAAAAAAAGAAAAAGGGCAGTATCCTCGGCACAGTGGGCCGCGCCATTGGCAGGGGAGCGAAAAGGACCGCTGGTGCTGCAAAGAAAGCAGTCTTGACTGATCCCCGCGTCAAGCGCGTACGGGAAGTCTTCAAGGACACACCGGCAACGACAACGACAACTCCTCAACCTAAAGGCCCACTCACCAAGGAAAAGATTGAGGCCGCAAGGAAGAAGCCAGTCAGCAGGAGAAGAAAGATTATTGGAGGAGCTGCCCGAGGAGTAGGAGGAGCTCTCAGGACCAGGGAAACAGGCCGCGAAATGGTAGGAGATGTGATCCCGAAAATCGCTGGAACAGCAGGAACACCTTTGGCTACCGCCTCAGAACGAACAATCCAAGAGTTAAACAGGCCCTTCAAAAGAAAAGCGACCAGGACCACCAGGCGGTCCACTCGGTCATCAAGTAGGAGGTAACAATGGCAGTAGGAGAATTAGAAGTAGTCGTCAGCGCACCGGGAACGCCCGTTCCACTTTCGGCTGTATCGAAAGTGGTCAATCATTTCACCATCCAGGCCGGAAAGACCGGAGCTTCTCCAGGAACCAACACTGGGGATATCTATGTCGGGAGTGAAGTTGTTGGGAATGGTTCAGGAACTCCCCAGGATGCTTTTGGAGTCAGGTTGGCAACCGGACAGTCCTACTCTCCTCCTCCTTCGGGAGTTGGACCCAATCCCTACAATCTGAGGGACTATTTCATCAACGCCGACAACGCCGACGACGGTGCGACCGTACTGTTCGATGTAAACTAATGCCGCGTGTAACGTGGGACACCGAAGCTGAGTTTGACGATCACTATCGGCAAAACATTCGGGATCCCAATCATCCTCAATTCGGGCAATGGGTAGGCTACGGGCGTCTGTTCGCTCAGCACTACAGCCAGCCCTACAACAGCGATATCACGGAGTACGAAGACCGGGCCAGCGAACTGATCGGCGCGTTCGGACTTGGAGCGACAGACCGGATCTGGGTGATGGGCTGCGGCCTGGGCTACCTGATCGAAGCCTTCATCGACCTGGGATTCACCAACATTTGGGGAGTGGACAGTAGTGCCCACGTCGCCAATATCCGTGCCGTTGAAGCGCGACCCGATGTGTCCTTTGCAGAGCGGGGCATCATGTCCATCACACCCGCAGAGATCAACGCCCTGACCGGAGGCACTCAGTTTGATTGGATCATTACTGAATCGGTCCTGGAAAGCTACGATGATATCGAGATGATTCCGTTCTTCAATACGACAGCTGCGCGGCTGTTTGGCCCGACACCGAACGATCATGTGATTCACATGATTAAGACTTTTGAGCCAGGGGATGATGACTGGAAGGTTGATCCTGTCTTCAACCGCAAATCGCTGGCAGATTGGAAGGCTCTGAAATCTGATCAGAGCTTCATTGACTATGTGACCTGGGACTTTCTGTAATGCCTTTTCCGACCACCATCACTGGCGTAACCGCCCTCGCTAGAGCAGCAGGAAAGAGCGGTCCCTTTGTGTCCAGCAGCGGAGCTGTCTATGGCGTGTTCCGCAACGACACAAACATAGGCGACCTGGATATCATCAAGTTATCCTCTCCGGAGGACGGCTTCACTCTGGCAGCCAGTCTCACCATGACTGGAACGAACGCAAATATTTTCTCCTACGCAGCCACTCAAGTCGGGGACAACATTCATATCGCAACCTCAATCCTTGCTTCCGGTCCCACTGAGCCGATTCTCTATCACGTCTTTTCAATGTCCAGTGACACCTTCACCACCAGCAATGAGGACACTGGAGGAGAAGGCGTCACACCCGTGGATGCCAACAAGAACATCGACATTGCCGTGAGAAGCGGAGGGCCTGTCATCGGTTACAACGGTCCAACCGCAAACGTCATGGGGCAGAAGCAGAGAGCCAACTTCGCTCGTAAGGACGGGGCCGTATGGACTTCGGATATCGCCCTGGACGACGGTGGAGAGGTGAATTTTTTCTTTTGCGGCTGTGTCTTAGGGGCCGGTGATAAGGTGCATTTCGTCTATCACGACGACACCAACACCAATGCGGTCCACAAGAGCCTGACTTCCGGGAATGTCCTTTCCGCTGCCGAAAATACCAACGATACCGCAACGGACACAGAAGATTTTATCCTTCCTCGTCCTGTCTTTTACGATGCTACCGGGGTGGAACGGATCACCACCGCACACATGACGAGTGGAGAACTGTTCTCCTCAGAGATCGACGCCGATGGAGTGCCAGGAGCTCAAGAACAGGTCAGCGATAGCTCTCCCGTTATCAACAACGAACAAGTGATGGCTTCCCTTTTCGTCAAATCCGATGTGGACCGAGTCTACGCCCTTTACGCGAGGCAGAGTGACGGTGATTTGTACCGTGATGAGAACACCAACAGCGGAGGTTGGGGCGTAGATACCTCAGAGTTCGTCGGCTCGATTACCTTTGTCTCGGGTAATTTCTTCACCCGAGAGGGAAGACCGACGTTGGCTTATTTTGTCGTTGATGGCGGGGTCGTCAAGTACAACGAGCTGGCCGCCTTAGCGGATCTCACCGGAACCCTGGCCGACCTGACCGTAGAACAGAATATTGTCGATGGCGGGAAGGTTCTTGTCATTACCCTGACCAACGCGATCTGGGTTGCGGCCGGGGCCACGTTTGAAGCGCAGCGACAGAACATCATCGACGGTATGGACTCCGCACAGTCGGAGCTGACCGGATGGAACAACGAGGTTCGAGACAAGGAAGTGGTCGGGGCTGTCGTGCGCACCAGCGATACGGTTGTGACGATCACCCTGACAGCATCCCCCGCCTACGATATTACCGTCAGCGAAGCCATCACTGTGACGATTCCTGGGACCGCCTACGAGAACGATCCGTTCGATGGTGGTGACTTCCCCGCTGAACCCCTTGTGCAAGTTCAACGGATTCCAGTTCCAGGTGAATTTGATCCTTTCGCGTCAATAGGGGGATCGGGGCTTGGGGGGATTTCCAGGAACCACACACCGCCTGGAACAATCGTTGACTACGGCTAAAATTAAAACAGGCCCTCCGAAGAGAGCCTGTTTCGTGTGCACCCCAGGATAGGGAATATCTTAGGGAACTTACATTACTATCTTAACCAATCCCCCTGACCAAGTTCAAGTTGACCCTTGACAGCCTCAGTATGCTCAGAATAGAGGCTGAATGAACATATTGGCGACCGCCGTAGAGTATCCTGAACCGATCCCGCCTGAAGTAACGCAAAGGCATAGGTCAGTCAGCCAGGGAGAAGCGGCTGTACTCCTGGGAATCACCCGCGCCACACTCAGAAGGCTCATCAAAGAAGGCTTCGTTCGCGCTTTCCATATTCCCCACAGAATCGTACCGAAACTCATCCGGGTTCGTCTTGAAGAACTGAATCGTCTCATGACTGAGAACGATTGCAGCAACGGACTCGTGGGTAGGAATCGCTCTGACTGGATCAATCCCCATACTGCACGGAAGATTCCGGTTTGTCTGGCAGCTCGTATCCTGGGAATGAAAGCAACGGCTGTGAGTGAAGCGTGCCAGCGCGGAACATTGGATCTATCACCGGAAGGACTTCTCGAATACATCCTCCACCGACACAAGAAGGAGCTGACCACACAGATTCGGTTGAAATACAAAGCGAAAATCTTATTGCTGCAAAAGCAAGTGACGTACTCAAAAAGGAAGCTCAAAGAGTGCAGGAGAGAGAATGGCTAAAAACAACGGAGCCCTGGCTCTTGCCGCCGATTACGAAGAACTGGAAAAACTGAGCGTAGCCGAAAACACGATGGCCGGGAAACGCTATCAACGCTACAGGAACGGGGAAACGATCGAGCAAATTGCCGTAGCAGACGAGGTCAAGGAAAGCACGGTAAGGGTAGATATTATTGCCTACGAAAAGAAGTTCGAGACCCTTGTTCAAAATGCAGTCATGCGGGACCGGCTCGACGGGGAGTTGGCTAACGAGAAAATCCGCAAGCTGATCCGCGACAAACTTCACACCAAGGTTCTCAAGGCTCTGGATCATATGGTGACGGGCAATAAGAAGTTCGTTTTCTTTGACCAAGCAAAAGGGAAGATCATCACCGCTACCGCGAAGGACTGGAATATGATGCTCCAGGCCGTAAAAGAATTTCAGAAGCTCGTCTCACTGGAGCAGAAACCGGCTGTGGTTGGCACGGTCGTCAATGTGAATCAGACCAATAACTCCATAGTCGGTCAGGGCGAGGACTTCGAGGAACGGATTCGGAGGCTCCGCAAAGAACAGGAAGAGAGTATCGCCGCGGCCAAGGTTGTCGATATTGAATCCAATCCAGTCGAGGAAGTGGAAGAAGAGAAAGGACCCGAATGGGATTTCTAGCTGCACGAGCTTTCGTATCCAGACACCAGATATTGCAAGTGCTTCTCGGTGTGACCCTCACCGCTTGGTATTCCTTTACACCCTGGGAATGGTTGAAATCTATCGGTAGATCGTTCGCGGGATCGGGCCTACCTAGAGTTGCCTTTTGGTGCTTCCTTTGGGGAACCCTCCTGTATGGTGCTTGGCTGGTCATGCCGGCGGTCTTATCGACGATAGTCGTGAACCTCGCTCAATTACCGCCGATACCCGCGTCAGCCAGCTGGTTTGTCCTGGCTATAGGAGTTGCGGGAGTAGGAGCTGGAATCTTTTTCGCAGGGATAGCAGCCATTCTCTATACCAGCTGGTATTTCATCACAATCGCTCGATCCCTTGACGCGCAACTCGCCAGGGAATTTGGAGTCACCCGCAAAGCGATAGATCAGTTTCACGGACGCCTGGTCCAGAGCGAGGGCAGTTTCACTCCTTTTGATGAGAAAACGGCAGGTATGCACGAGGAACTCGACAAGCTGAAAGCGGAGAGCCCAAGCATGTCGGATGATGAGTACGAGGACCTGAAAGAGAAAATCGAAAAGATGGGCGTGGGAGCTGAAGTTTAATGCCACACGTTGTTCAAAGGAAAGATAAATACGTTGAAGGAATCATCGAGCATTTCGATGAGAAGCTCAAAGGCTTCGATGGGGATAGCCGTGCGTGTTGGGAGAACCTCCTTCCAGACGAGAGTAGAACGCTAAACGGGGAATTGGGACGTATCTACGGAAACGACCCGGAGAGTGTCCGCTATTACCTTGAAAATTATCACGTCATTGCAACCAAGGGTGATGAGTTTGGCGCACCTAAGTTAATTACACTCTATCCATTTTGGGAGAGCCAGGAGATCCTCTGGGAAGATGTTGAAGAATCCTGGGTAGCCAACATTCCCATCAAATGGATTCTCCTTAAAGCTCGTCAAATCGGTTGGTCAACGATGGTCCAGGCCATGATCTTCTACCGGACCATTTTCAACGAGCTGACGAATAGCCTGGTGATTGCCGACGAGCGGATTCGCTCCTCTCATATCTTCGATATGAGCCGCCTGGCCTACGATTGTCTGCCCTGGTGGTTGCGGCCTGAGATCCAGTACGAAGTGCATGGTGAGTTCATGCGGTTCGATCGGAAGGATAAGAGTCAGCGGTTGTTACGCCCAGGCCTTCGCTCTAACTTTTTTGTGGATGCGGCCAATAAACCGACTGGATCCAGTCGTGGCTTCACCCTGCAAAATGGACACCTGACAGAGATCAGTCTGTGGCGCGACCTGAAGATCCTCACTCGAGATCTGTTCCCCGCAGCTACCAAAGCGAACAGGCTGTCTGTCTGGGTCATGGAAGGAACTGCTGAGGGCATAGAAGATCCTTACCATCGTCTCTATCAACGTGCCGTGCAAGGAGCTTTGAGTTGGCGCCCGAAGTTCTGTCCCTGGTGGAAGCAGAAAGAATACAGCAAGCCGTTTCTCAATAGAGGGGAACGAGATGATTTTAAGGCTACCGAAGATGAGAAGGATCTAGTCTTGAAAATCCGAGAAGACTACGAAGTAGATCTGACCCGAGAACAGTTGAACTGGAGAAGGGAAACCGCTGCTGACTTTGAGGCTGTCGACCAGGACCCCGAAATGGTTGAGCAGGAGTATCCGTCCTTCCCGGAAGCAGCCTTTCGAGTCCAGGGAACAATCCCTTTCGAACAGAGGAAACTGCGACAGATCCAAAAGCGTTACATTCGCAAGCCGGTCTGGTTTGGAGATATCGAGCTGGTCACACAGAAGAATGGGCAGAAAACGCCTCAGTTGATTGAGTACGGGAATATGAATGATGCTCCTCTTTGGATTTGGGAATTTCCAAAGATGAACAAGGTCTATTACGGGGGAGCCGACCCGGGCCATGGCGTTCCAGGCAAGGATTACTCAGCTGCTTCGATGTGGAGAGTCACACAAACCCACTTACCGATTCCCCAGGTCGCTGAGTACAGAGGCCACAAGGGGGGAACTCCCTTTGCTCGACGGATCGCAGCCCTGGGCTATCTCTACAACACCTGTCAGTTCTCCGTCGAGTACAACATTCAAACGGTTCTGGAAAGTTTACTTCACCACTTGAAGTATCCTAACCTCTACCGTTGGCGGTGGGCAGATAAAACGAAAGGGCATCTCACCAACTACTTCGGGTGGGTGACTCAGACGCGCAGCCGCAATGCTTTGATCGACAATTTCAAGACGATGATGGATGAAGATTTGCTCCACATTCGTTCCCAACGGCTGCTCAATGAGTGCTGGACCTTCATCGACTCAGGTGATAATCGCTACGAGGCCCGAGCGGGAACATTCGATGATGCTCTCTTTGCAGGAATGATCGCTACCAAGTGTCTCGGACAGGTCCATCCGGATCTGTTGGAAGAAAAACAGAGCGTAGTTATGCGGGATCCCCGCAAGGACTTTCACAACACGGATTACTCTCCCATCCATGATCGCTTTCCAGACAACGCATACGGGAAAGAATCCACATTCAATTTACTTTAGGAGGAAACATGGTAGAAGCGACAGGAAACATGGCCCAGATCAGTCCCGAAGAAGCTGGAGAACAGCCACAGAGAAAGACCAAGAAGGCTACCAAGACCAAGGCAGCGAAGCCAGCTGAGAAGGTTGAAACGGCAGCGGCCCCCGAACCGGAAGCAGCTCCAGTGACGACCAACGGGGCAAACAAGATCGACGAGTTGGAACCTGAAGTCAGTTCCACAACTAAGGAAACTCTTCCCGCCGTTGAGGACCCAACCGGACCTGGAATCCAGGAAAAGATCCGGAAGGAACGCCAGGAGTTGGCCGAGAAGATGCTGAGCGGTAAGGTTGATGAAGGGAAGTTGTTGAAAGTGACACCGCAGTATATCGACGCTCCCATCTTCCCGGATGCCTATTGTCCCAAGTGTGGAATGAAGCTCATGGGAAACTCCAAGACGGGGTTCAAGCAGTCGGTTTACGTCCATCCGTTTACCCCGGCAATCGCTCTTGGGAAGCCCTGTGAGTTGAAGGGAAAGAAACTGCGAGCACCCGTGGCGAGGATGGAAATCATCGAATAGGGGTTGACGCAACACGCACAATTAAAGAGGAGACATTATGCCCGGAGTAACCGTATCTGAAGTTCTTTGTCCAACATGCCGTTTCGGGGGCATGCATGAAAACTATCTCAAAAACCGCGAGGGTGTCTTTGGGACTTTCTGTGACGCAGGCCACATGTTCAACGATACCGCCGATATGCAGGATGCCATCAAACGCGCCAACGCCAAGTTCGGGAAGCCTGAACCAGTACAGGCGTCTGTACCCGCAAAGCCGGATCCAACTCCGGAGGAGAAGAAGGCAGCCGCAACGCGAGAATTTAAGGCAGAGGTCCTGGTCGTGGATCAGGAGAACCGCAACCGGATCCAGAAGATCCTGGGAGTGAACATCACAGGCCCCTCTGACCTGTATGGCGCAATCTTCGCAATGAAGGAGGAGCTGAAGACTGCTCAAAAGTCTGTTGCCCAGGAAGTTCCCGGGCAAGGCCCCGTAGCTCTCCGGAAGGATCAAGTCGTGATCACCCTGCCCGAATGGTGCTCGGAATCATTCAAAGACTTCGCGCAGGGTATGGGGATTGAAATTGAGGAATTTGCCAATCAGCAGTTCGAGGAGTACCTGCGTGGCCTCTATGTAGACACGCAATCGCAGAAGGTAGGCTAATGCCCGTTTGGGATTTTGAGTGCTCAAAATGTGGACGTAAAGAACTCGACGTTCACAACGTACAGTTCGATCCAGAACCGATCTGGCCTAGTTGCTGCGGGGAGCGTATGGAAATGCTTTTCAGTACAGCGGTCAACGCTCCCTTTGAACCTTTCACAACGACCCACATTCATCCTGAAGGAAAACCGCTGAGAGTTCGTACTCAAAAAGATCTGAGTCACCTTCAAAATAGATTTGGAGTGCAGCAGGTCGCTGATCCCAACCTGATCTCCGAAGGAACCAAACCTCACAACCAGCGATTCAGGCACAAAGACACATCGAACCGCACTTACTTTGATGCGGGGAGAAGGGGCCGATGACAAGACTGGTTCTTCACACCACAGCCCTGAAAATCACCAACAGCGGTGGGGGCCTGGTCGACCGTAAAGAAAAGTATAAGGACACCGTTACGGGCCGCATGATGAAACGGATCATGCGGTACAAGGAAGAAGGCTCCGAATACATGACCTTCATCTGTCCCAAATGCGAACGACGACAAAAACGAGTCGCCTACGATGTGGTCTACCTCCGTGAAAATGGCGACGTAGTGTTCTATTGCAATCAGTATGGGTGTGATGCCGAAATAGAAGTGTCCAGACCTCCGAAGGCCGAGGAAATACCTGGCTCAAAGTTAATCATGAGCCCAGGTGAATACAGACAGGAACAGGAACAAGCAAAGAAATCTCATGGCAGTATTCGACAATCTTGACGACTCAATTCCAGAACAGCCCTGGGAGCTGCTTCAGTACCAGCCAGGACTCGATCCAGCGAAGCAGGAGAAGAGGCTAAAGGACTATTGCCACACCGCCCATGAACAGGCTTGGCAATACATGTCGGCTTCTGAGGAAGTACGCCAGATAGATCAACACATCTCCTACTTGATGGGGAACCAGTGGCCGACCAAGAGGCCCTCTTACAAGGCTGCACCAATCAACAACCGTCTACTGAGACAGCTTGAGGAAGTGACAGCCGTTCTGACCGATGTTCGACCCACCTTCGAAGTCCAGGCCCTCAATTCTATCTACCACGAACAAGCTGAAATTTACTCAAAGACCACAAAAGCGTGGTGGCTCATGCAGGACAATGACCTGAAGCTGGCCATGGCGACCATTCACGCCTATCTCAGTACCGGTTTCTTGAGAATTGTCTGGAACTCCAGCCTTATGGGTGGGGAAGGTGACTTTCAGCTGGTTCCACTTGGTATCGCTGAAGTGATGCCAATAGGACCAAGCTATGAACTGCAAGATTGGGAAGGGGTTGTTTATAGAACGAGCCGATCGTTATCCTTTTTCAAAAGGCGGTTTCCCCTCGCCGGATGGAAAGTAAAACCAAGCGTTGAGCACAGCAGTTACGCTCGTCCGTTCTCGCGGCCAAAGTATGTCGGCCAACATGCCTTTGAGCTCCTGTCTCCTCAGATGAAGCGAGTTATTGGTGGAGTCCCTCAGTATCTCCCAGGTGTCCTTCAACAAGCACCATACACCGAGTTTTGGATTAAAGATTATCAACTCAATACCAGCGATAAGGCTGTGATCATGGGTCCGGTTGATACAAATTGGGCCTATCGAGTTGAACCTGGGAACCAGCTCTACCCTCGTGGCAGACTCATCATCACGGGTGGGGACGAGTTCGATCTGATGTACGATGGTCCCAATCCTTACTGGCACGGTCGTTACCCTTTCATTACGGTTCGACTCAAGCCGGTCCCCTGGCAATTTCATGGGGTCAGCGAATTGCGTACCAAGATTCCGATGCAGGATATCGTCAACACGGTCCTGGCCGGGATATTGGATATGATCAAGAAGGCGGTCAACCCCCCACTGATCTTCCCGGATAACGCATTCAGTTACGCGGTCAAGGCGCAGATGGATCCCAATATGCCCAACGCCAAGATCGGATACAGTCCACAGTCACCCGCTGCCCCGCAATATGCTCGGATCCCTGATCTACCAAGTTTTGTTCAAAACACACTTCTCTATGCTCAACAGGAAATGGATGACGATTCGGGCCTACTCGATGTTGGAGGATTGGCCCGCAAGAAAATCACGCCAGCTGGCAACACCTTGGAGCAGCTCAGAGAAAATCAACAGACCATCATGAGGCTCCGGGGTCGTTACATGGAAGTGGCACTGAGGGAGATGGGCGAACAGATGATCTCCAATTTCATGCAGTTCTATGACGTGCGCCGGCGAATGTTCCTTTTGGGTTCTGACGGAGTGACCTTCGAGGACGTTTTTGATTGGGATCCGGGAACGATGGTTCCCCATGGCATCCATCCCAGAGATCACAGAAAGCAGTTCGTCTTTCTGATGGCGCAAGGAAGCACACTCAATGCCACCCGCGAGAAAGAAGCTCTTGTGGCTTTCGCCTTAGCCAAGGAAGGAAGGTACAGCACGCAAGCGTTGTTCCGGAAACTTGGAATGGAGAACGAATACAAGAGAGTCATGAAGGAGTTGGGCGAAGAAGAAGTAGCCATGATTCGCAGGATGGCTCTGAGTCAAATGCTCGCTCAACAGGCAGGAGGAGGACAGGCAGGCGGGCCCGGAGGAAAAGGCTCCCAAAACATAGGGAATTTACTGCAATTAGCTTGACAAGCTATTTATGCTGAGAATAGAAGTATGGCTAAACAACCGCCCAAAGGAAAAATGCCAGTTGGCCCGAAATTCAAGAGGGTCATGGGCGAGTATGGCAACAGAACACTTCACCATGGCGGTAGTGGTGAAATCGTCAGGGACGTAAAGGTAGCTACCGCAATAGCCGCTTCCGAGCAGCGCAAAGCGACTCGGGAGACGCGACGGAAACCACGTCGCTCACAAGGGCGACACAACAGGAGGTAAAAGCAAATGGCTTACAGCGACAAGAAAGGCAAGATGGGCGGGCATGATCTCATTACCCCGGCCGCTTATCCAGGTCACGATCCAGGGACCTATCCTCCGGGATCGGCTCCGGATGGTTTCACTTCCCCTGCCGTTTTCTGCCCACACTCTCCTGAGCCGATTTCTGTGAACCAGAAGCGGCCAGGTGGTGAGAGAGGTGGAGACTCCGGTAAGGGAATGGGGAAGGGCTACTAGGGAGCACCTGTGGCTTACACTGATCTAGGCATCCCGCCTCCACCGTCACTGGATGTGGCAGCGCAAATGCAGCCGGGAGTTCAAACTCCCGGAGCGCAGTTAGGTGCGCAACCAGCTCCAGCTCCAGCTCCAGCACCGCCAGGAGCGCAGCAACCCCCAGGACTTCCTGGGGAAATTCCTGGAGAACCCAATCTGAATCTTATTACTTCGCTCGCCGCGAAACTCGTCCAAATGAAACCGGGACTTGCTCCCGTCGCCGATGGGTTAATCACGAAGCTGACGAAGAAGATATCGGCATCGGGGACTGCTGTACCGGCTACACCCCTGGATGCTATGCCAGATTCAGGTGGTGCGATACAGACAGCGGTTGCTCTGGAAGCGGAACTGGCGAAGGTGGACTTTCCAGAACTTCTCCCTGATATTCGCTATTTTATCGCCACTATGAGAGAAGAGGTCAGTAGAGATCAGGCCGGTGGTGCTCCAGCTGAACAACCGCCGTTGGGTGCGATGCCAGCAGTAAATATGGGAACGAAGGTTCCTGTAAGCGTGTAAAAGCGCAAAAGCCCCGGGGGAATGGTTCCCCCAGGGCAGTTGATCCGGAGAAGGACTCCAGATGGGCTAATAGGAAAACCCATCCTAGCACAGTCCTTCTCCAGATTAAATATTTTTAATCCCTAACGCGCAACCTCTCGCGCAATCCCTTCGGGGAAAGCGAAAGGAAGCTGAAGGAGTTGAAACGATGCCTTTGAGACCGGAACTGAAAGAATTTATCGAAAAAACTGACATGACTGACGCTTATCGGAGCCAGCTCCTCAAGACTATGGAGAACGCTCCGGATGAACTTCAGGCTGGTTGGCTACGTCAGTCCGACTACGACCGGAAGATGAATGAGGGCAAGGAGGAGCTGAAGACCAAAGAAGAAGAACTCGTAAAGAAAGAGACCGAGGTCAATGACCGATCTGAAAAGTGGAGCAAATGGAAAGAGGATGCGGAAAAGGTCGTCAAGGACAATGTCTCTGCCCGAGAGGGCATGGAAACAAAGTTGACCGAAAGGGATGAAAAGATCACTGAGCTTGAAGACAAGATCCGCGCAGGTGACTTTTCCGAAGGTTCAGAAGGCGAGATGCTGAAGGAACTCACCACCCTTCGTTCGGAAGTCAAGGAACTGAAAACTGTTGCGTCCAATGGGGATGTTTTCACCCAGGAACAGGCTGAAAAAATGTTGATGGAGGGTGGTAATCGACTCGCAGGCAACATCTACGACAATGTGTTCCTTTTGATGGATCTCAATCAAAACCACAGCACAGAGTTCAACGAAGCCCTGGACCGTGATGAGTTCATCAAGTATGCGACCGAAAGGAAGATGGTCAGCTCCCAGGAGGACTTTAAGAACGCTTACGATCTCTTTGTGAGCGACAAGCGAGTGGACGCAAAGATCGAAGCTGCCCGCAAGGACGAACGCACGAAGATCGAGTCCAAGATGCAGTTTCCATTAGACAACGATGGGGCGGCAAGCATGGGTAAAGGCCCCGTTGAAACGAGACTAGAGCAGCTCGGCAAGGAAGCAGATGGCGGTAGCGCTATGACAACCAAGCAAGCGGCTATGGCCGCTGCTGCCGAGCTTCGGAAAGAAGGGAAAGTGTCACCCGAGTAGAGGGATAGGGAAAAGGGACAGGTCTGCATGGCTCAGCCGTCGCAGCCCGTCGCCGCAAGCCAAGTGGGAAGGTCGTGGCTTCGAAAACCACCTCCGCAACCCACAGTGCAAGGCTGTTCGGGAAGTCGAAAGTGCCAAAGCAAGCCACTTTGTAGTTTGTTTTTTTATTAACTCAAGGAGGAAGTAAATGGCACTAACCTTTGATGACATTAGTTCGAAGACGAACCGATTCATCATCCCGCGGTTGGTGGACAACGTCTACGAGGCTTCTCCGGTCTTCACTCGCTTGCGTACTCGAAACGCCGAGCGTTTTGAAGGTGGTCGAACGATTCGTCATCCGATCATCTACGCCGAGCTGACTGGTGATGCCTTTAGCCGAGGTGGGACGTTTGATACGTCGTATGTTGAGACCGACACCGCTGTCGAGGTCAACGTCAAGTACTACTACGTCAACGTCACCCTCTTCGGTACCGACAATGTTCTCAATCGAGGTCCGGAAGCTGCTATGTCCTATGTGGAAAGCAAACTCGTCAATGCCGCAGGCAAAATGGCGAAGTTGTTGGCCACGGATATGTACCTGGATGGCCAGGGAACCGACAGTTCAACTCTCCAGTTGGATGGAATGTCGGCGGCTTTCGACAACGGGAATAATTTCGGTTCTTACGGCGGCATCGACAGGAGCGATATCGTTCCTGACGGGACGAACAATGCAGGGATCAACGGCTTCCAGCTGTCGCTTCCGACATTGACACTGAGCGGGGTGCAAACCGCGTTTGGTGCGGCCTGGTTCGGTGCAGAGCACGTCGATCTGATGACTTCAGACCAAGAAGTGTGGAATCTGTTCTGGAATAAAATCCAGCCGCAGCAGAGATTCCTCGAGGAATCTTCCGATGTGGCAAAGATCGGGTTCATGTCGCTTCGATGGAATGGAGCTCAGATGGTCGTGGATCAGTATCAACCTGCACAACAGCTTATTGGCATGAACACGAAACATGCGCAGTTCTGGATCACCACCAACCGGAAGTACCAATTTGGGTTCACCGGATGGAAAGAGGCCCAGAACACGGATGACGTGGCCGGCCAGTACCTGTTCGCAGGAAACCTACTGTTCCCCGCTCCTCGCCTCAATTTCATTCTGACGGATATCGCCAACTAAGGTGAAAGAAAGGAGCTAAATTATGGCAGGCGAACGCTTTGGACTTTCACCGCAGACTACCCAGATCAGTACCGGGGACCCTCGCACGGTCAACGAGACAGAGAGATTCCAAGAGTCTCCTGGCTTGCCGGGAAGTATCTCACCGGGAGTCTTAGGGGCGATTGTCCGACATGAGGGCAACCTTTTCCGCTACGTTCTTCATGATGAAGGCGCGGGGGCTGTAGCCGTTACTGTTGGTGGTGTCGCGTATTTTTCGGTTTTGGATCCCGAGACCGGGGTCTATACCGTGACTTCCGACCAATCCGACAGTCTCGGTGGAGTGAATGCCGTTGCTGGAATCTATGGAAATGTCGTCACAAACGGCAATTTCTGTTACTTGCAGGTGGGTGGTGTGGCTTTGGTCAACACCGCTGCCTCCACGGTAGCTGGAGACAAGGTCATTGGTAGCACAACCGACTTGGTGTTTGGAAGAAGTGTAGCGGGAGCTGCACCTATCGACACGATGTACGGCGGTGTGATCAGTGCGCGTGTAAGCAACCAGAACTCCGTGATTCTCACGAATCTCGACTGGTAGGCTGCGCGCGCAGCGGTAAAGCAAGCACAACGGGAGGGGTCCTTGTGGCCCCTCCTACTTTAACAAGGGAGAGGTGTAACTATGCCTTTGACTTTTGCGAACCGAGAAGATCTGTCCGTAGGAAACGAGCGGGGTGTGAGGGTCGATATCACCTTCGATGCTTCCTATCCCACCGGTGGTGAGCCTCTGACCCCCGCCGATTTGGGGTTGGGTCGGATCAACCAGTTGATTTCCGATCAAGGTGGAATTGGAGCCAATGATGGAAGGGTCATCCAATACGACCGTGTCAACGAGCTGCTCTTGGCCTTTCAGGGTCCAACCGCAGTAGGAGCGTTACCAGAGGTTCCAAACGCCACGGATCTAGCGGATCTGACCGTGCGCGTAACGGCTGTTGGTATTGGATAGGGGTTTCGGGGTGTTGAATGCCAGGTGGACGGTTTCAAGAGAACTTTCGGGAGATGCAAGACCATGTTCTAACGGTCTGCCCGAAATATCCCCCACAGCTGATACGCAGGAAGATCAACGATAACCTCCGCACCGTCATTTCCAAGCGTGTGTGGAGTGGTCTGACCAAACAACTGATCCTATCCGTTCCCGCTGCCTTCGCTGACGGTACGATTGACGCTGTCACTGGCTCCAATGTGGTCATTGGAACGGCAACGGGCTGGCCTGTGGATGATGTGGTCAGCACCACTCTTTCAGCCGATGTGATCTCAGCCGAGGTCCTCGACGCCACTCCCGTTTCAATGGTGGGGGTTGAACCCAACACCTATATGCTGATCGACGGGGGAGGGGCCAACGAAGAAGGCGTTTACGTCTATGACACTACGGCAACGACCTTCAAGGCCAGTTTCACTAAAACTCACCTTGCTGGCGAAACGGTAACCAGATCTTCACTCAGCAACTTGCAGCTGAAGGTCGGAATCAACTCGCCGTTTTACACGGCCACCGGATTCTCCAGCCCGACTCGTATGCTCCTTAAAGACATTATTGCGCAGCCCTCCGAGCTAGGAGCAAGTTATTCACTCAGCTTGGTTTACACCAACTTTGCTCCTGACCTAAAAATGTTGATCTCCGTGGTCAACCTGGAGCGTCGGTATCGGATCATCATCCACATGCCCAAGGATACGATCGACTATTCGGATCCGCACCGGACACTGACCCAGACGACTTACATGGTGGTGAGTCATGAGGTTGATCCCGCTGGATCTCAACTCTACGAGCTTTATCCTCGTCCGGTTTCAGAGCAGGCCATCCCCTTCTTTTATCACTTTCAGGCCAAGCCGCTGGTGGACGATGGGGACATTCTTCCCAATGGGATCCGCTCCGACGTTTTGGTGCGACTGACCACAGCGGACGCTCTCGTTTGGCCCAAGCACAAGATCATTGAGGGGGGGATCTATTACGATCCAGCGGAATCTACTCGGCTCAAACAACAAGCCGTTATGGACATAGAAGCAATGGAAATGGAAGACGACAACACCATGATCATGCGGCAACAGTGGTCGTATGCGGATTGGCCCTTCGGAGGCTTCGGCGCCGATTGGCATCAAAGTCACGATTGGGATTCATACGCGGGATGGGTATAGAACATGGCGATTTCAGGTTCGGAAGTGATCGACCTGGTCCTCAAAAGACTGGACGAGACGATTTCCCCTATTTTCTGGACTCGTCCCGAAATGCTCCTCTATCTCAACGAGGGCATGAAGGAGCTGAACAACTTAGCAGCTAAACTGCACCTGGAGAGTGGAGTCGTTACCGATTCTACCGACAACTTCTACGCACCACCTACCGACACAATCGCTGTCATGTCGGCTTCCGTTGGAGACAAGTCGCTGGAACGGGTCACGTTGGAGGACCTGGACCGCGAAGATCGTTTCTGGGAAGGCAAGACAGGGACCATCCTGAAGCGGTGGGCTCCGATCGGTTGCAACCTCTTTGCTGTTTTCCCCAGGCCCACGGTAGCGTCGTCCGTCACGGTTGATTTTGTGGTCATGAAGCTCCCGGCCAGTATCGAAGACAACAATGATGCGATTGATATGGACGATGAGTTCATTGAGTCGATCGAGGATTACACCTTCCACATTGCCCGTTTCAAGGAAGGGGGTCCTGAGTTCGCACACGCTATGGCAGCTTTCAAAAACGCTTTAGAGCGTATGGGTGATGTGGCCCGGAAGGTTTACAGCCAACAGCCCGTCATTTGGACAGCGGAGCCAGCTCTGGATACAGGACCTTCCTACTCAACTCCGGATCGAGGGAGATAGATGGTATCGAATACAGGGGATATTCCAGGGACCTCCGGAGGGGGGGGGAGCTTACAAAGCTCTCTGGGGTCTACGGCCATGATCGGCATACCAGGAGATATGACTACCTCTGTAGGCCCTGGTCCGATTGCCAGAAAAAAGAGAAGGGGAGTCAGAAGCCGCAGTTTTTACAATGAAGCTGGACGGGTGAAGAAGCAGAAGCAGGAAAGAAGTATGAAGCGGAAAGCGAGAAGGGTGAGCGGTAGAAGATGACGCTGGCGACGATCAATAACTTTATTGCGACCACGGCCGGGACAGCCGTACCGCTCTCGGCCACGTCGATCGAAACGAATTGGTGCTTCATCCAGGTGCTTCGGACCAACACTGGAAAGGTTTACGTTGGAGATTCCACAGTGGACAACACGAACCTGGGCGGGATCACTCTTGAAGCACCGCTTCCGAGTATGTCCCTGCCCTTTGAAGCCCTCGAAAGCAAGCGGTCAGACGCTCTCATTGACCTGAATGCGGTGTTCATCGACGTGGATAATACCGGGGAAGGGGTCAATATCGTCTACGCCCAGTCTGTCGCTCCAGCTCTGGGACCGCAAACGGTTCAAGATATGCTCGATCAGATCATCTTCATGACCCAGGAGGAAGATACGTTCTCATCGGGCTTCTGGACCGAGTCAGAGATTATCAGCTACATCAATGATATAGAGAAGGACTTTTTCGACAGAACGGGCTGTTTCAAGAGACAGGATACCGTTGGTGCGACAGCTGGCGATCGTGTGTTCTTAGAACCTAGCGATTCGATGAGTATTGATCGGATCACCTTCAACCAGGTCCCCCTGCACCGGACAGACCGTTGGATGCTCGATATGGAGAACCGGGACTGGAAGAACCAGCCAGCTGGTGTACCCAAGCAGTACCACCAGGACCTCCTTTTGACCAAGCGGTTTGAAGTGGATCGGGACGTTTCGCCCCCTGGCCAGGATTTCACCCTGACCTACACAATCCTGCCCGCTACGCTGACCAGCTCTGGGGACCTGTTGAACATCACTCCAGCCTTCTTTCACTACATCCTCTACGGTGTACTCGAGAAGATGCTTGGAAAGCAGGGCGAGGGCCAGGAATTGAGTAAGGAGAAATACTGTCACGCACGGTATGAGGCAGGAGTAGCCACTGTGCTGACTCTCATGAGATCACAAGCGAGGGCCATTGAAAGAATATTTGCGCAGTCAGCTTGATGAGTACAGGCGTCTGTACGGGGACGAGATACCCGTTGAGTTTCTGGAGAAATTCGCGGTGGATAAATCGGAGGATCGAGACACCATCGACTGGCTCAAGGAACAGATCAAGAAGGACGGTATCAAAAGCTCGCTCCGTCTTGAATGCAGCGGTCCAAGGATTAAGAGGATGAACGTGGATGCCTTATTGATTGAGGGCAACCATCGGCTGATAGCAGCGAGAGAACTTGGGATGCAAAGGGTCCCGGTTACCATAGTTTTACCTTAAAGGAGGAAACCATGAGTCACGCAGAAGGGAAACCAGGAAAAGTCACTCCGGGCAACGAAGACAGGTATAGCGACTACGCCGAAGTCGATACCACACAGGAGAAGTTCGACAATGATGAGGGGATCTTAACCACGGCCAAGCCGCTGGATATCAACTCTCAGACCGATGGGGAAGAAGGGATCCCGGTTCGCCAGCCGAATGAGGGGGATTACTTCTGCGGAAGCCGGTTTATCTACAAGTCCCACACGGACGGGAAAAATCCAGAAGAACCGGATGATCCATCCATTGATCTTCTCGGAGGACTTAGGTAAGTGCCGATTCGTTTGCTCTCGAATGTCACCCTGCCAGCTTCTCCAGCGGCCACGGTCCTCAGTGGTCTGTCCATTGAGGCCGTTTGGGTCTTGCTCCAGGTCTTGAGGGGCAACGGCGGGAAGATCTTTGTCGGTGACAGTACGGTGCTCGCCGATGGACTGGCCGGTGTGGAGCTGCAAACTCCGATCATCGGCAATACGTTGCCCTTCACCACGCTTCCGGCCCCGGGCAATACGACGATCAACCTCAATGAGATCTTCATTCACGGTGAGGTCGGATTAGACGGTGTGAATGTGCAGTACCTGGCATTGATATAGGAGAATTATGGGCGCAGTAGGCGGCGTAGCGATTTTAGGCGGGAATTTCGAGGCGGCAACCTTTCCAGAGGATAAGGTTGTCCAACGGTCTCTCACAGCAGGGACACAGGAAAGCTCGGCCATTGACGCGATCATTCTTGACGCATTGCCCCTTGGTGCGCCCGGACAGCTCGATTCCCATGCCTTCCTATGGAAAGGCCACTCCCACAACGGAAGCCCTCACACGATTGACTGGAAAGCCTTTGTCAATGTAACCGCCGACGATGGGACAGGTTCGCTCTGGACCCTCCAGACTCGCATTGATGGGGCTCCTTACACCGACATTTTGACCGTCGACGACAACGGGCTCCTGACCGTCAGTGGTGCGACCCTCACCATGGACCAGCTCATCATCGACACGGACAACACCGAAGCCGTGCTGATCCGTAAGGATGGAGATGCCGGGGACATTTTCATCGTCGATACAATCAACGAGACCGTAGTCGTTTCAGGGACCACTCAGACGAGTTTCCCCCCTGACACGAGAACTGTCTTAATTGATACGGCCGCTCGAAAAGTAACGATCTTTGGGACTCAAGCTGGATTTCTATTAGAAGGAAGAACAGCTAACCCTGGATTTGCCCCTCAAGCGAGCTTTACCAACGATGCTGGAGGACCGGATCGGGGAACTTCTATTGAACTTGGAATCACGACATTTCCGATGGCAGCCATTGGTGGGGCTATGGGGGCCGGGACTTCTGAAGGGTATTTACGCCTGGATTCCAGAATCGGCAACGTACTGTCCGAGAAGGTCAGAATCGCTCCAGATGGATCTACGATCCATGGCCTACAATTACTCAGCCCTATAGACGCTATCGTTTTAGATGCTGTTGATCTTACGGGTGACGGTCAGCAAGATTCTCACTCGATCGTCTGGACAGGCAAGGGCTTCGAAACCTCCACTCCTCACGACATTGACTGGAAGTTCTTCGTGAACGTCACCGCCGATGACGGAACGGGTTCGATCTTCACGCTGCAAACCAGGATCGACGTGGCTGGCTTCGTTACGGTCTTCGAGATCGACGATGCGGGAAACCTCACGATTCCAGGCAGCTTCACCGTTGATGGCCTGATCATCGACGTGACCTCTACTGAGGCTTTCCTGGTTCGCAAAGATGGTGATACGGAAGACATATTCATCGTCGACACGACCAACGAAGCGGTAAGACTGTCTTCCGACGACACCTTTTTGGCCTTCGGTGTTTCCAGTGACGCCCAAATGCATAGAGGAGATGGCGCTGATATTATCGAGCAGCGGCGTGGGCTTAACCCCCAGGAGTGGAGGCTTTATGACCGATTCGTTTCCCACGCAGATTATGACCGGCTGGTGTTTTACGTCGGCGGCGGTCCTGTTCTGAAGACTGCGGAAATTGAAGCCCAATCTACAACCCTGAACCAACCTATTGATCTGATCCTGAGAAGTCTTTGGAACGGTTCCGAAGGCCAACTTCGTTTTTTTACTGGATCAAATCTCCTTTCATTTCGTGGTGATTCAGCCGGTCTATTGGCGACTCCTCCTGGCACATTTGATCTCTCCGGTTTTGACACGATCAGTTGCTCGGATGTGCTACTAGGACTTTTCGTTGCGACTCCTGGTGACGCAATTCGCATCGACATTGAACAACCAAGCACCCTTGGCGATTTTCGAGATTCTCATAAGATCGTCCAAATTGCGAAGGCTCGGCAAGATCCTAGCGGTTCGCAAAGGTCCATGAGATGGAATCTATTTGTCGATGCTCTGGATTCTGATGCCCTTTCTCAGTATGCAATTCAACGAGTAGATCCATTCACAGTTCAGACTGATGATCTATTCACGATCTCTGATGCGGGTCTAGTGTCCTTACCGTTTGCCGGTTCCGCCTTTGCCATCGGAACTTCGCCTGCTCAATCGGGCACAATCCGAATCCCAAATGCGGGCTCTATTGTGTTCCGAAACGCGAATAACAATGGGGATCTGGAGATTGTTTCCAGTCCACAGTCCGATGAGATTGATATGTTCACTGGCCCGAGCATACCGAGAG